TATCAGCCGTACTAGCTGCTGAAAGAGATTCAAATTTTACACTAGATGATATGTTGTGGGTCATGTCCGCATAAGCTGGTGCGGATACAAGGAAAATAAATGGTAATAGTCTTTTCATTTGATTCCTACTTTGTTTTTACTATTATCTACTATTTTAGGGCCATTGTTGTTACCTGTGCCACTTTTCTTCTGTCCTACACTAATCCCATAACTTCCAAGCACTCCTGAAACCAGGCCAGCCGTGAACGCTCCATCAATTCTTACCCGACCCATGTACCCCAAAGTCATCATTGATAAACTCCAGGTCAAAATCATAAATCTGATCGCATGACCAAAGAGTTCACCCCATTCGATGCCTTCTTTTTCTTCTTTCTCTTCAGCCATAAAAGTTAAGATTCTTGTCTAATACTAGCAAAAGAGCTATGTTTGAGAAGTAACACATAAAAACGATGGTAAAAATTCTAAAACCTATTCTTCTAGTCTTTATCAAATCTAAGGCAATGAAGAGATTGATAGTGGATCTGTTGAAGGCAATAGCCAAGCAAACGGACAATACCATAGACGATCAAGCAGTTGCTTTTATAGAAGCCAGAATGTTTCCAGGGTCTACCACATCTCTTCAGTAAATGAAAGTTACCAAATTTCTCAACATTGATATAGAACCAGCACCACCAGAGTTGGAACTAGAAATTGAAATGCAGTGTAGAGAAATTATGAAAAGTGATAATTTAGATAATGTAAAAAGATACTGCACTCACATGGTCAGGAAAAAATTTGACCAAGATATTTTTATGGCCTCATTACTAAACAGACTTATAGAGTTGGAAGCTGATCGTGTTGTAAAAGAAATGCGAAAAGAAAAAGCAAAATATCCATACCCTAAAACGGCAAAAGAAATTTTAAAAAAGTTTTTTAATATAGGTCATTCACACAATATATAACGAGCCTTCATATCATCTACTATCATTTCTGGATACTGGATTGTATGCCAAATATGTTTACATTTAAAACACTGTCTTCTACGAACAATAACGTGTTTTGAGTTTCGATCAGATCTTCTTACTTTTTGGTCAGTATATTCCTGACACTTAGGACAAACGACCCAAGATATTCTTTTCATTTTAATTAATTTAGTTTTTCTGCTTTCTTCCTTCGATTCGTCTTTGTACAGATTCTCTCCACATTAACTCGTCTTTGGCTTCTGCAATTTTATATTCTGAACTAGGAAATTCACGTTGTAAAGCCTCATAAGCTACTTTTCTAACCCATGCAGTACCACGCATACCCTGTTTATCAGCAGCTTTTTCTATAAGTTCTGCTCTATTTGGGTCGATTAGCACTTGATAATAACTTTTGTTTCCGTGTTTTAGAGCCATTTACAATGTTGTTCTTGTACTACTCTACCACCAAAAAGGAAAATCGGCTTTCTCAAGTTGCTTTTCCACATACTTTTTTCTGGCATCTCTCCTTTTTTGAGTTTTACCAGTTCTTACCTCTCTAGCTCTTTTTAAAAAATCAATGATACTAGCTAGGTCTTTGGTGGTCGCCTTCGGGATCTCTTTGTAGAGATCCTTCATCAGGTCGACTCTTATATTCTTCTGCATAAGCAACAGGCATAACCTCCGTAAGAGTCTTGTAGTATTTTACTCCAAGCTGTTTATTATGCTTGGAGATATACCACCCATGTTCATTTTTGCAAATACCAATCATTAGTGAACCTCGCTCCATCTATCACCAATAGATACTTCAGCTAATGCAGGAACATCTCCCAACCACTTTGCTTCAGCTTTTTCCATTGTAGTTTTAAGAATCTCAGCCCACTCTTCGGCAATATCTTCTTTAACAAGAAGTATCAATTCATCGTGAACGGCTGCTGCAATCCTTACTTTATCTTCGCCAGCTTCTTTAACCTGTGGCCATAAGTTTCCTAACGCACACTTTAGTATGGCAGCACCAGCACCCTGTATCGGTGTATTACATCTAACAGTAGTTCTATTAAGATCGCCTTTCAAGAATCTACGCATATTAGATACTGGAACTCTAGTCTCAGGCCATTCATCATCTTCCGTGGATCGTGAAAGATAGTTCATTTCTTTCTGCCAATCTCGAATACCACTATATGTATTTAGCCAGTTGTCACGAATTTCTACAGCTTCATCTGGCGACATAATTACACCACTACTTCCAGCATACTTTCGTAGACCTTCAGCACCAGCACCATACAGCAAACCAAAGTTAGCCGACTTAGCGATCTGTCTATCGCAACCCATTTGTGAAGCCGTATAGTCATGCAAATCTTCGCCACGTTGAAATGCAGCAGTCATGTTCTTGTCTTTCGCTAAAGCAGCAGCAAGACGTAACTCCATCTGTGAAAAGTCAGCATCAACTATCTTCCAACCCTGGGGAGCCTGTACACATTGTCTGAACTCTGAATCTCTTGGTATCTGCTGGTTATTTGGCTTGATACTGGACATTCTTCCTGTATCTGCCCCAAGCTGCATATAAGATGCTCTAACAAAACCATCATCTGACATCTTATCTTGTATGCTCTCAATCATCTGCCTACGTTTTTCTCTACGTTTCCAAGTTATAAGTGTTTGGATCGTAGGAGAATCAGCAGCACAATTCTTCAAAGCATCTTTCGCAACACTAGGCTTACCATCATTGTTCACTGGTGTGTAACCAAGGACTAACTCAAGTTTCTCTAATAATTGTTTAGAGCTTTTAATGTTGAATCCTGCATACTTCTTAGTGCCTAGTCTGATTGAACCTTGGTCTTTCGCACGAAGGTTAAACGAGCCATCCTCATTTCTAGGTAACTTTTTTCCAAGTGGTAAGTCATTATCAAGTTCTCTGATAAATTCATTACCAAGTTCTTTAATGTCATCTTCATAATCAATTCGACATTGTTCTAACTCTTCTTTATTCCAAGGTAGCCCAACTCTCCACATCTGGGCCATAGCTGGTAAAGCTCTGCACTCCAGGGTATATGCTCTGTGTAGTTGAGCGTTTCTAAGTTTCTGGTCTAATACTTGATCTAACTCTAGTAACACTTCTATATCTTTAGCAGCGTATATCAACTGCTCCTTAGATAGTGTTTCTGCTCCCCAATTAGACTTCTGCTGTTCTTTGGAAATGTCCATATTTAGCTGTCTTTTAGCTAGTGCATCAAGACCATGCTTAGTTTGTGGTATGCCATTAGTCAAAAGTCTGCTGGCTATCATGCTACACCTAACAAAACCATTGAGATGTATGTCATGTGCCTGTAACCAACCAAGATCGAATACTGCGTTGTGTGCCAGCCAGTATCTATTTTGACTGCTAAAAAACTCCTCTAAATAGTTCCAATCGCCAAGTTCTAGCTCGAAGCAATCTATAACAACTATGGTTCGAGAAGAAAAACACCCCAACTGAATTAGTCGGAGCTTACCTTCCTCTGGTTGTAGCTGTAATGTTTCTGTATCAAATGCAAGACTGTGTGCTGTCTGCAATCTTTTTAATTCTGATATTCCGTAGTAAACAGAATATTCTTGTTTAGTAATTGTTGAGGTCATGGAAGAACCTATAAATATGTGCTCTACTACTGTAGCACATTTGTCAACTGTTGTAATGCTTTCGTATGTAATCGGGAACTTCGTTATGATAACCGTTACGATCTAATTCTTGGACTAATGAGACCCACTGTGGCCTATATGCTTCAGTTATCTCTTTGTAAGTTTGTGCAAGATAAATACGTCTAGCAGTTTGAAAATCCATACCATTATTGTTTGGTAAATATGTTTTCAAAAAATGAGCTAAATTATGGTTTTTGTCTTTTTTGGCTCTATGATATTTATTCTTTTTATGCCATCTAAATATGTAATTTAAAAGATAAGTTATTTTATCAGGATCTATCTTGGAACGATATATTTTAGCTTCTCTTTCTGGAGTTTTATCTTTCCAATTTAAAGGAGGATAACTCTCTGTTGGTAAGTGTTTTACGGGTGCATTTAATTTAGCTGGAATTGTAATCTCTACTACAGGATCAGCAGGAACTAACGCAGCTTCTTTTATTTCTGCTGCATCATTTTTTGCGTGTATTGCCTGTAATTGTTCTTTAGCTAAAGGTTTTATATTATGTTCTCTATTAATATGTGCAAGTTGATCTTTAGTAAGATTTAAAACACATTTAATAAGTACATCATTTTTCTCTTCTTGAAATACAACACTCACAGTATTGTCTTTTTCAATTACTTTGTGTACTTCGCCTGATTGAACATCAATAGTAGATTTTTTAGTTACTACTTCCTCTTCTTTAAATTCCATATATGGATATGCTAGTTTTAATATTGTAGTAGTGTAGTACTATCTTGTCCAGAGGTCTAACTTCTTTTGTAAAGTTTTAACACTAAGCTGTGTGCATATCGAAACATCAAGCCCACATTTAACTGCCTCTAAAACTTGACTGTGAAAATACTCTCTATCAAAGTATTCAACCTGATTTACTTTTTCAACTTTTCTTCTTGTGTGATCTGAGTATTCTGTATAACGCACAGTGGCTAGTGGAGCATCATCAGCAGGGAATTTTTCTTGGTAGATAGTGACGTTGATAGTTTTGTTGTTCAAGGATTAGTTCTCCCAAAATTTTTGGTTTTCCTCTATATACCCAGAGGACTCGGTGTATAAACCCTCTTCCGTTCCATTGGAAGGGTTTTCAATAACAATCGGTTTTGTATTAACCTCTTCATTGTATAAACCTCCATCTTCCTCAGAGGTTTTTACAAAATTAGGGTTTATACCAAACTCGTTGTTGTTCAAATCCGTTCCAGTATCTACATTATTAGGTTTATACACATCATTTCGGGGTATATCACGCACGAGGGAAGTAAAAGACCTTGGTAATTCTTTACCAACTGCTTTATAAAATTTAGATGGTCTACCGCCTTTACTCTTAGTTTTTGGTACGTCAACTTCTTCTATCAACTTCTGATCCTCTAACTTATTCAAACTATATACTATGGCACGTTTTCTATGAGCACCTCCAACAGTATCGTGATCTACTAAATCTTTAACACACCAAGGTTTCGGTTCATTTCTCATAAGCTGCAATATATCAAGAGTATGTCTATTTGGAGTGTCCAGCCTGACTTCTTCTGTACGTTCAGGTGCAGGGCTTATAGAGTAGCTGTAATCAGGAAGCAGAGTAAATATCATGCGTAAGCCTTCACGGTCCTCTCTAGACTTCTCAACGCTTACTAATCTGCTATTTGCTGTGAGACCCATCTCAGCAGCGTCATTCATTGATAACTTTTTCATATTCCATGTTTCATCTACTGCGTTCTTAATAGCTGAAGTACCTCTAAACTTACCTTCTTTCGTGTTGTGATGAATAATAACTATCGAACAAGCAGGGAAGTCTTGACCATTTCGCCTAACAAGTTTTTTGATAGGTAACGCATACTCTCTCCTATTTTCTTCGTATGGGTTGCTGTCATTACAGCCATCTAAACTATCAATAATCACAAGATCGTATGCGTACTTGTTTTGCATCTTTTTGAATCTGCTATACCATTGCATATCCCACTCAGTAACTACCCGAACATTCTTGTCACAGCCAATAAGTTTCATTTGCCTACGCAGTATTCTTTCGTTCTGGTCTCCGTTCAACCAGAGAACTTTACCAACTGGCACGTTAACTAAAGCACCATAAACATTAAATGCTTTGCCGTGTCCAATATGCTTGGCTATGGTCTGACACATAGCAGTCTTACCTGTACCACCATCTGCATGAACCAATAAAGTCCAAGGTTTAGGTAGCAATCCTGGAATCAAATATTCAAACGGTGTATCATCTAGTTCGTCAATAGCCAGAGGCTTCTGCCCCTTAGTTCTATTGAACATTTCGTGAGTATCAACTAATCTCTCAATCTCAGCAGCATTACCACGCTTGGCTTCAATAGCTAATTTATGGACCGCTTGGTTATGTAGTGCAGGGTTTTCATTTTTAGGATCATTGTCAATATCCATGTATCGCTGAATAAGATCCTCACCATCTAGCACCTCTTCCTTGTACCTAAGTGGAATAGCCTCTACATCTTCAATTAATTTATCTAGGCCAACTTCCTTGAATCTTTTTCTGTCAGGATCAACTTCATCTGCAAGTTTTATCAAATGAGACATATTGTACTGTGCCCCATTATTTCTCCAAGTTGCATACCATCTAGCAGCACATGGGTCTGAGTCACTATCCCAACAATGTTCATAGTCAGGATCACGCTTACTCCACTCTCTCCATAAATTAAGACCCTCTTCCCCTGGCAACTCATTATTTATCATTGCTCCTATCTCCCACCAATATCTCTCACTATTTGGTCCAGTGTATTTAATAACACTCAGGCAACCACTAACAATAGCTATTCTTTCTTCCTTGGTTCGTTTGCTCCATCTATTATCAACATATTTAACATCAACGTCTTGGTGTTTCTTCTTATATTGATCTTTCATACGAGATAGCAACCATTCTGGTGCTTCTGGTACGTTAAATAGATCGCCTTCTAGTTTATATTTACCTTTACCAATTTCTTCCTTATAGTATTCTCCAGCGACAACACCCTGTCCACCCCATAGTACTTCCCAACCTTCGTGTCCAGCAGCAGTATGACTGATAGATTCTAGTTCAGACCATAGCTCCTGTGGAACTTTAAATAAAAACTTTGCAGCGTTCTTTTTAAGTGAAGTAACCTTTGGTGCTTTTTTAAGATCTTTGCCCCATTTCTTTTCGATAGCACCTAAATTTTTATCAACATCAAAAATTACAAGACCTTCTGATCTAGGTCCAGTAAATACTCCGATAGCTTTGTAAATATCTGGTTGTTTTTCAATCATCAACGCAGAATCATTTACATTAAGTTTTAATCTCCACGCTTTTCCGTATGGTACTTTTCCATCAGAATATGTATCTGGTAGTGACTTATCTCTTTTTGGTAATAAAATACCCTCGGCATATACTGGACAAGTTAACCATGTCAATGGCATTTCAGGAATGAAATTTATGTTACTCATGTGTTACAATACCTACTGTAGACTATATGTTGAAACCCTGAAGGAACTCCACCCTTTAGGGTTTTTCTATTATATAGCATTGACATTGATTTGTCTATGTACTACAATAATAATGCAACTCAGGCTTTCATAGCCAACACGCATTATGCCTTTTATTTCAACCGTTGCTAGAGAAGATGCTGCATCTTCAAGTAGCACAAAAGACGACTATCTCAATCCTTCAGGTATTAAAGGTGGTCAAAAAGTCCGCTTTACTTTATTAGCTGAAGAGCCTTTCATGTTCTATGAACTATGGGGTAATCACGTTAATGATCCAGAAAAGCGTAAGCCATTCCGTTTCGCAGAGGAGCCTACCCCAGAGGATATCACTGAGAAACTTGGAGAAGATTTCATACGATCTCTCAAGCGAGATGGCACAGGACCAGAACCTTGCAGAGTAGCTCACGCAGTTCCCGTATATAATTACGACCTGGAACGTGTACAGGTATTTTCATGGGTTCAAAAAACAATCACTCAACAGTTTGATGTAATCAGCCAATTAGAAGATTACGCAGACTCTATGACTGACTGTGACTTTTACTTATCTCGTGAAGGCCAAGGCACAGACACAAAGTACACTGTGCAAGCTGCACCCAAGAAAAAAGCTATGGCTAAAGCTGTAGAAGAAGCATGGGAAGCAGAGAAAGAGTTCGATCTCGAAAGACTTCTTAAAGGTGGTAATCCCTTTAAAGAAGAAGAATA